AATTTTATCTAGATCGTTATGATCGCCAAAAATCTCAATAAATCCTTTCACAACTTCAACGCCATGAGCCTCAATTGCAACTTGAGTTTGAACTATTTTTTCTAATGATGGATATTCACTTAGATTTGGAAAGTTGTCATAATCATGTATTGCATATTCATCAGCATTTGGAACTGGTGAAGCTTCTAAAACTTCATCAATTTGTTTTTGTAATTCAACAACATTATTTGCTGGAACTATCCATTTACCATATAATACACCTGAGTTATAACTTGCCAAACAAGCAACATAGATTGATGGAAATTCTTTTTTTGTTTGCTTGTTTTCATTTGTTTGAGTTTGCATATTTAACCTTTCTTTTTAGTTATTTTTTATATATAAATTAAACATAACAAATTAATATATTATTGTCAATAGACTGTCAATAACTAATTTAAAAATAATTATATGAATAATATTAAATTTACAAATGAAGTATTAAATAAGATTTATAGTGAATTGGCTTTGGGTAATGGAATAAAAACAATTCTAAAAGACTTGAACTTATCTTGGGAAGGGTTTAGACAATTATGTCACAAAAAGCCCAAAGTTAGAGAGCAATACGAATTAGCAAAACAAGATGGCGTTGACTATCTATTGAGTGAAAGTCAAACAGAATTAAAAAAGATGATTGAAGACTTTAAAGAAAAAGGTAAAGGTGATCTTGCAACAAGTCACTTATTAAAAGAAGCTGTTGCATTAACTAAATGGAAAGCTTCCAAACTATTACCAAAATATAATGACAATGCTCAAAAATTACAGCTTTCAAACGCTGATAATAAACCTCTAATTGTTAAATGGTCTAAAGACTAATTAACAATAATTCAATTAAATCAATAATAATTCAATGATCTTTTAATTAAGATTGTTAAATCTTCAAACCTTTACATAAACAACTTGCCTTGACATGATATAAGAAGGCCTGAGCAATAAAAAAAAATAATATTTCAACCTGACCAACACACAAACAAGTCTAATTTCTATTTTTAGGAAGTACTGAGAATAGATGATTATCAGTAATAACTATTAATTGTATTGTAAAAAGCTAATCAGGGGGGTTTTTAAACAGACCCCACCGAAGAATTAAAAATTAACGCTTCGTTATTTACGTTAGGAGGTATATATAGATAAACAAGGAGACCCCAATGTCGGATGAATATAAAAACAGAATAAATGCTATTGTAGTTATTTCAGAATCTAGTAATTCTGTTAGTATTCATTTTGAAGGATTTGAAGATTATTATGAAGCTAAAGATTTTAGCGAATACATGGTAGAAGAACTTGGTATTAATACAGATTATTATAATTTTTCAAGGACACTTCATTAAGTGGGGGGTTTTGTTTTTAAATGACTGAAATTGTAATTCCATATTCACCTAGAAAACTTCAAAAATTTTTGCACAAACAAATCGTTAAGAGCCGATTTAATGTAATTGTTGCACATCGTAGGTCTGGCAAGACTGTAATGTGTATCAATCACATGATCAGAGATGCTTTGACCAACCCTAAACCTAATCCAAGATATGCTTTTATCAGTCCAACCTTTAAACAAGGTAAAGCAACAGCATGGGATTATATTAAAACCTTTGCTAAGAATATTCCTTTTGTAAAATTCAATGAATCAGAACTTAGATGCGACTTTCCAAATGGTTCAAGAATAACAATATTAGGTGCTGAAAATGATCAAGCACTTAGAGGGATATTTTTAGATGGATGTGTTATGGATGAAACCCAAAGTATTTCTCCAACAATATTTCCTGAGATCATCAGACCTGCTTTGGCTGACCGAAAAGGATGGTGTATTTTTATTGGCACACCCAAAGGACAAAATTATTTTTACAAACTCCATAGAGAAGCAAAAGAACAGAAGGATTGGTGGACTGGGGTTTTTAAAGCTAGTGAGACTAATATATTAGATCAAGAAGAATTGGATTCAGCAAAAGAAATGATGTCAGAAGATTTATATGATCAGGAATTTGAATGTTCATTTCAAGCTGCAATTACTGGCTCTTATTATGGTGCAATTATTGAAGACCTTGAGAAGAAAGGAAGAATAACTGATGTACCTTATGATCCCAATTTAGATACAGAAACATGGTGGGATTTGGGTCTTAAAGATTCTACTGCTATTTGGTTTGTTCAAAAACATAGAGATGAAATTAGAGTGATTGATTATGAAGAAAGTAGTGGTGAAGGATTAGATTTCTATGCTGACCTGCTAGACTCCAAACCTTATAAATATGATAGACATATAGCTCCACATGATATAAAAGTTAGAGAATTAGGAGCTTATGGTAAATCAAGGCTTGAATCAGCTTTAGATTTAGGTATATCATTTGATGTAGCTCCTAAACTTTCAATTGAGGATGGGATTGAATCGGTGAGAAAGACTTTACCAAATTGTTATTTTGATAAAGAAAAAACACATCAAGGAGTTGAGGCATTGAAGGCTTATCAAAAAAAATGGGATGATAAAAATCAATGTTTTAAAAACAGACCCATTCATAATTTTGCCAGTCACCCTGCCGATGCGTTTAGGTATGGATGTACTTTTGTTGGAGGTAGAAGAACAGACTGGAAAAAAGAAATATATGTTGATACAAGTTATATAGTTTAATTATGGCAAAAAAAATAGAATCATTAGAAAATCCAGAACTTAGAAATATTTTACAAACACACATTAATAATTCTTTAGGATTCTTAGGTGGAACTTTATCTACTCAAAGAGAAAAATCTTTAGAGTATTATCAAGGTGAAGAATTAGGAAATGAGATTGATGGAAGATCACAAGTCGTATCAACTGATGTTGCAGATACGATTGAATCCCTTTTGCCAAACCTCCTAAGAGTTTTTACTGCATCAGATAAAGTCGTAACTTGCGAACCTGTAAGAGCTGAAGATGCACCTTTAGCAGAACAAGCTACAGCATATTTAAATCATATTTTTTATAAAGAGAATGATGGTTTTCAATTATTATATAATTTTTTTAAAGACGCACTTTTAGAAAAAAATGGAATCTTAAAAGTATTTTATGATGAGACTGAAGAAGTTGAACATGAGACTTATAAAAATTTAGATGATGCTGAATACCAAGCTTTAATGGATGATAAAGAAGTTGAAATTATTTACCATGAAGAAATGGAAGATGAAAGTACAGAAGAAAAACTTGAAGCTGTCGAAGAACAAATGTCTCAAGCTGGTATTGATGTAGATTTACCAACTCCAAAATTACACAATGTAGAAATTAAAAGAATTAAATCAAAAGGTAAAATTAAAGTTGAATCAATCCCACCAGAAGAATTTTTAATTGAAAAGACTGCAGTAAAATTAGAAGATGCAAACTATGTTGCTCATAGAGTTGAAATGACTAGATCACAATTAGTATCTATGGGATATGACAAAGAAGAAGTGGAGGGTCTTCCAGCTTCTGACTCATCAGTTTTAAATACAGAAAAATTAGCAAGATTCCAAAACATAGATGATTATCCTTTCGATACTGATGTTGATCCTTCAACACAAAAAATTACTGTCTATGAAAACTATGTTCGTTATGATTATGATGGAGATGGTATTGCTGAACTTAGAAAAATAGTTTGTGTTGGTGAAAGTGCTGATCAAGTTTTAGAGAATATGCCTTGCGATAATATTCCATTTGTATCAGTTACTCCAATTCCAATGCCACACCGATTTTATGGAAGATCAGTTTCTGAATTAGTTGAAGATATTCAATTAATGAAATCAACTGTAATGAGACAATTGTTAGATAATATGTATTTAACAAATAATAACAGAGTTGCAGTTATGGATGGCATGGTTAACATGGATGATCTTTTAACTTCAAGACCTGGTGGAGTGGTAAGAACAAAACAACCACCAAACCAAGTCATGCAACCAATACAAGCTCAACCGATTTCACAACAAGCATTTCCATTATTGGAATACTTAGATACAGTTAGAGAAGTTAGAACTGGTATTACAAAATATAATCAAGGTTTAGATTCAAATAGTTTAAATAAAACAGCAACTGGAATTAATACTATAATGAATCAAACGCAAATGCGTTCTGAATTAATTGCTAGAATATTTGCTGAGACTGGTGTTAAAGATTTATTTAGAAAGATGTTTGAATTATCTGTCAAATATCAAGACAAAGAAAAAATAATTCAAATTAATAATCAGTATATTCCAGTATTACCGACTGAATGGAAAAATAGATTTAATATTTCAATTGTAGTTGGTCTTGGCACAGGAACTAAAGAACAACAAATAGTAATCTTAAATAATATTTTAGAAAAACAATTACAGGCTTTCCAACTACAAGGCCAAAGAGAATACCCAATGGTTACTCTTAAAAATATTTACAATACATTATCTAAGATAATTGAAAATGCAGGTCTAAAAGCAACTGATAGTTATTTTGTAAATCCTGATATTGGAAAACAATTTGTTCAACCACCACCTCCACCTCCTGTTACACCAATTGAAAAAATTGAAATGACTAGGATTGATGCTGAGAATAAGAGAAAAATTGCTGATCTTGAGTTACAATATCAAGAACTACAACAAGAAAATAAAAAAATGTTACTTGATTTTGAAGCTAAAATTAAAGATATGAGTTTAAAATATAATGCTCAGTTAGATGCTCAAAAGATTAAAGCTGATGCTGACTTAGATAAAATGATTGTCTCACAAAATAGTAAGATACTTGAACAGGCACAAAAATCTGCTAGTATGTTCAGTCAACAAGTACAAGGATTAAATGAACGAAAAGGACAAAGCCCAGAGGGTCAAGGAATTGAACAGATCCTCTCAGGCCAAAACAATATTAGAGAATGATCTTTTTAAAGAGTCGTTTGAGAATCTTAAAAAAGTTTATTCTAGTGCATTGTTAGAACAGACTGGAGCTAAAGATAGTGAAGCCAGAGAAAAACTTTGGTTAGCTTATCAAGTTCTAGGTAAAGTTGAACAGCACTTAAAAGAAATTCTTGAAACTGGAAAACTTGCTGAAAAGCAATTGTCTAGTTTAAAAAAATAATCAAGAAATAAAATTCTAATTGAATGATTAGAATAGGCCAACCCCATAGGGGAGCTTAACCCATAGGAGGACTTAATGTCTGACGCAAACCCATTGTTGTCAAATGCAACAATACAAGGTGCAGCTAAACATATTGAAGGATTGTTAGACTCAAAAGGTCAAATAACAAAAACTCAAGAGGAAGCTAAACCTGTTGAAACAAAAGAAGAAGCTAAAACAACTGAACCGAAAGAGGAAGTTGTTCAAGAAGAATCTGAAGTTCAACAAACTGCCGAAGCTCAACCAGAGGAAACTCAGGAAGAAGAAGCAGTAGAAGAAGAAGCATCTGAAGATTTAAATGCTGAAAACGAACAAGAACTTAATCTACACCAGGTTACTGTTAATGGTGAAAAGATTGATGTTAACCTTGAAGAATTGAAAGCTGGTTATCAAAAGGATGCCGACTATAGACGAAAAACTGAGGAGTTAGCAATTGAAAAAAGAGAGCTAAAGGCCAAAGAAGATCGTCTAACAAAAGAGTACTCAACTAAGATTGAAGAACTGAATAATCTTTCTGTTACTCTTAATGCCGAAATAAATAATGAGTTAAGTTCTAAAGAACTTGATGAGTTATGGGATTCAGATCCTACTGAAGCTGCGAAAATTGATCGTAAGCTAAGAAGAAAGCAAGAGTCTATACAAAAGAATCAAGCTAAACTTAGACAACATCAACAAGAACAGTTTCAAAGAATATTAATGGATGAACAAAAAAAGGTTGCATTAAAGCATCCTGAATTTTCAGACCCCATTAAAGGAGCTAGTCTCAAAACAAACATGAGAAATTATCTTGTGGAAAGAGGTTTTAACGATAAAGAAATCTCTGGAATATATGATAGTCGAATGTTTGATGTTGTTTTGGATGGCATGAACTTTAAAACTAATGCAAATAAGGCAAAACCAAACTTTGCAAAAAAAATAGTGAAACCATCTAAAGTTATTAAGCCAGGTGTTAAAAGTACAAAAGAAGATAAAGTTAATCAGTCAAGGTTGGAGAAATTAAAATCGTTAAAGAAATCAGGAAGTCCAAAAGACGCAACTGATTTGTTGAAGCGATATTTATAAACCAACAACCAAATAGGAGAAAAAAATGGCTGTTTATAAAACATACGACACAGTTGGCATAAGAGAAGATTTGGCAGATATTATTTATTCAATATCTCCAACTGAAACACCTTTTATGTCTGGTATTGCTAAAACAAAAGCAACAAACACAACGCATGAGTGGCAAACAGATGCTTTAGCTGATGTAGCTGCTAATGCTGCAGTTGAAGGTGCTACTATTACTTATGGTACGCAATCTGCAACTACAAAAGAAAGTAACTTTACTCAAATTTCAACTAAAGCTGTTCAAGTATCAGGTACAAATGATGCTGTAACATCTGCTGGTAGAAACAATGAGTTAGCTTACCAAGTAGCAAAAGCTGCGAAAGAGTTAAAAAGAGATATGGAAACTGCTCTTTTATCTAACAATGCTAAAACTATTGGTGATGCATCAACTGCTAGAGAACTAGGTGGTTGCCAAACTTGGATCGAAACAAATGTCGATGCAGGTGCTGGTGGATCTGGTGCTGGTAATGGTGCTGCTAGAACAGATGGTACTCAGAGAGCATTTACTGAGGATCAATTAAAGTCAGTTCTAAGACAATGCTACAATGAAGGTGGAAACCCTAACATGATTATGGTTGGTGCTTTCAACAAACAAAAACTATCTGGCTTTACTGGTGGTTCAACTAGATTTGACCAAGCAGAAGACAGAAGATTAGTTACTTCTATTGATGTATATGAATCAGACTTTGGAACATTACAAGTTGCTCCAAACAGATTCATCAGAGGTGCTAACGCAACTGCTGCTAAAGTAGGACAAGATGCTCTAGTATTAGAGATGGACTACTGGGCAGTTTCTTTCTTAAGAGATTTTACTCTACAAACTCCAGCTCAGACTGCAGACGCAGATCAGAGATTTATGTTAGCTGAGTACACTCTTGAGTCAAGAAA